TTATGAATTCGGATTGCATCATGGTGCTGGACCACGGACGGATCATCGAGCGGGGCAGCCATCAGGAGCTGATCGATCTGCAGGGAACTTACTATCAGCTTTATACCGGCGCGTTTGAGCTGGAATAAGCGAAATTGAATTTTTGGAGTTGCATCTTCGGATGCAACTCCTTTTTTGTTTTTCCGTGATGGTGAAAAGGAGGCTTACCATGGGGCAGAACAATTCGGGAAGCTTGTCCGGGCGCATCCGCAGCGGCAGCGTGACCCGCAGCGATGTGGTGCGGCGGCTGGCGGAACTGGCATTCGGACGGTGCAATGACTGCGTGAGGCTGGTTTTGGAAGGGCAGGTGGCAGCGGATAAGCTGGATCTGAGCCTGCTGTCGGAGGTGAAGCGCAACGATAAGGGCACGGTGGAGATCAAGCTGGTGGACCGGCTGCAGGCGCTGGAGCAGCTTGCGGTGCTGGTGCAGGATTCCGGCGGGGATCTGGAGTCCTTTTTGTCGGCGCTGCAGGGAGGAAATGAACCATGAATTACCGGGCGTTTTCCGCCAAACAGCGGACGGTGCTGACTTGGTGGACCGCCTCCAGCCCGCATCGGGAAAAGGAAGCCATCGTCTGCGATGGCGCGGTTCGGTCGGGAAAGACCATGGCGATGGGACTGTCCTTTTTTCTTTGGGCAATGGTCAGCTTCGACGGTCAGCGCTTCGGCATTTGCGGAAAGACCATTGCTTCGCTGCGGCGCAATGTTTTGTCGGAGATCCTGCCGCGGTTGGAAGGGTTGGGGGCGACCTGGAAGGAAAAACGGACGGAAAATCTGGTGACGGTGACATTCCGGGGGAAGCGAAATCAGTTTTATATCTTCGGCGGCAGAGATGAAAGCTCGGCAAGCCTGATCCAGGGCATCACCTTTGCCGGAGTGCTGCTGGATGAGGTGGCGCTGATGCCCCGGTCCTTTGTGGAGCAGGCCTGCGCCCGATGCTCCGTGGCGGGAAGCCGGCTTTGGTTCAACTGCAATCCGGCGGGGCCGGGGCATTGGTTTTACAAGACTTGGATATTGGAGGCGGAAAAAAGAAACTGTCTGCGGCTGCATTTTACCATGGAGGACAACCCTTCCTTGTCCGAGAGCATCCGGCAGCGGTATCAACGGCTGTACACCGGTGTATTTTACCGGCGGTTCGTGCTGGGACAATGGGCACAGGCTGAGGGGAGGGTGTACGACTTCTTCGGCCCGGATATGGTAAGACCGGTACCTGAGGGAAAGTTCGAAAAGTGGTATATTTCCTGCGATTACGGAACGGTCAATCCCACATCCATGGGGCTGTGGGGATCACAGCAGGGGGTATGGTATCGGGTAAAGGAGTTTTATTTTGATTCCCGCAGCGCCATGCGCCAGATGACCGATGAGGAATACGCCGTTCAGCTGCAAAAATTGGCGGGAGAGCGAAACATTGCCGCGGTGATCGTAGATCCCTCGGCTGCCAGCTTTATCGAGGTGCTGAAGCGGAAGGGGTGGCGTGTTCAGCGGGCGAATAACGATGTTCTTTCCGGGATCCGATTTGTGTCCGACTGTCTGAAGGACGGGCGGCTGGTGATCTGCGAGGGCTGTGGAGATTGCCTTCGGGAAATGGATGAATATGTGTGGGACTTAAGCAGCGGATCGAAGGATCGGGTGAAGAAAGAGAACGACCACGCCATGGACGAGATGCGGTATTTCGCGTCCACGGTGCTGAAGCAGCAGGAAACGGGTTTTTCCGTCTGCGCGGTAGAACGGCGGCGGTAAATCGGATATGGGCAATTTTTGAAAGGAGCGGTCAAATTGAACAGAAAACGGAAAAAGGAGACTCCGTTGGCAGGGCAGGCATGCCAACTGCGGACGGGGCAGAACCATCCCTTTGGGTCACTCAGAGGCTTTGTGCCTCTGGGCGGCAGCGAGGAGCATATCTATCGGGAGCTGCGGGAGGCGATCCCGGTGCTGGATGCGGCGGTGGGAAAGCTGGTGCGGCTCAGCGGCGGTTTTTCGGTAAAGTGCGCTGACCCCAAAGCGCAGGCAGCATTGGAGCAGTTTGTGCGAAATGTGCCCTGCGGTCGGGGGCAGATCGGCATGGATAGCTTTCTTTCCGGGTATGTGGACAGCCTTTTGACCTACGGCAGAGCCGTGGGGGAAATGGTGGTTGCCGGCGGAAAGCTCCGGGCAGTATGCTGGGGCGATGTAACGAAGCTGGAGGCACGGGAGGGGGATAACCCTCTGGATGTGCGGCTGTGCGGGCCGGATGAGAACGGACATATCCGTCCGCTGCCGTATCCCCAGCTTTTGCTGTTTACCACCTGGAATCCGGAGCCGGGCCACCCTTACGGCGTCAGCTTGTTCCGGGGGATGCCGTTTTTGGCGGATATCCTGATGAAGATATACACCGCCATGGGTTCGAATTGGGAGCGGGCGGGGAATGTCCGTTACAGTGTGATCTGCAAGGGCGGAGAGGATATGGATCCGGCGCAGGTCCAGGAGCGCGGCAGGCAGATGGCGGCGGAATGGGCGAAGGCCATGGAGGATGGAAAAAACGGTACGGTACGGGATTTCGTGGCGGTGGGAGATGTGCAGATCAAGGTGATCGGCGGAGAGGCGCCGATCCTGGATTCCCAGGTGCCGGTGCGGCAGATCCTGGAACAGTTGGTCGCCAAAACCGGACTGCCGCCCTTCCTGCTGGGTATCAACTGGAGCACGACAGAGCGAATGAGTACGCAGCAGGCAGATATTTTGACTTCGGAGCTTTGGGCGCTGCGCAGAGCGGTGGAGCCGGCGGTGCGTCGGGTCTGTCAGCTGTTTTTGGCAATGGAAGGGCTGAATGACCGGGTGGAGATCCTTTGGAACGACATTAGCCTGCAGGATATTACGCAGGAAGCCCAGGCGCAGCTGTATTTGGCGCAAGCGGAAAAATACCGGGCGGAAGTCGCCGGAAAATAATACGGGGAGGAAATGATATGGAAATCAAAAAGGAAACGGAAGTTATGCGCAACGGCGCGCCCACAGCGGTGCAGCTGGATGCCATCAACGCCCAGGCAAAGGCAAAACTGACGGCGGAGCAGGTGTATGTATTCTGCCTGCGGCTTTGCGACGATCAGATCGACCGGGATGGGGAACGATTTGATACCGCCGCATTGCCCGGTCTGGCGAAGCTGTTTGTCGGGAAGACCGGTATCGTCGATCACAAGTGGAGCAGCGACAGCCAGGTGGCCCGGATCTTCGAGACGCAGGTGGTGAAGGAGGAGGGGATCAGCTACATCAAGGCATGGGCCTATATCCGCAGGGGCGGCAGCGCCGACGAGATCATCGCGGATATCGAGGCGGGGATCAAAAAGGAGGTCAGCGTAGGCTGCGCCATGGGAAGATGTATTTGCTCCATCTGCGGCTGCGATTACGGCAGCTGCGGACATCAAAAAGGAGAGAATTATGATGGACAGGTCTGCTGCGGCATTTTGTCCGAGCCTATGGATGCCTATGAGTTTTCCTTTGTAGCCGTTCCCGCCCAGCCCAATGCGGGAGTCCTAAAGGGCCTGGGCAGGGGTAAGGGGAGTCTGAAGGTGTTGGCAGAGGAATGGGGTCTGCAGGCTGAGTATCGGACACTGCACAAGCAGGCAGAGATGGGCAAGCTCTACGAAAAGCAGCTCCGGGATCAGGTGGTGCGGCTTTGTCTGGTAATGGATCTGGGACTGGAAGAGCCGGTGCTGCGGAGCTTGACGGAAAAGGTCTCTGCGGAGGAACTGTTGAAGGTCAAGGAGGCACTGCAGGCCCGGACGGAGGAATTGTATCCCATCAAGTGTCAGCTTCCCGGAGAGAACAGCCGGATCACACCGGTAGAAAGTGGGTTTATGATTTAAGCCGATAAATGAGCGTGTATATTCGGAGAACGGATTCCTCGATTCCGCTTCGCTCCACTCGGAATGACATGCTTTTCGCCACTCTGTCATTCTGAGCGCAGCGCGCTTTGCGCGCGAAGTCGAAGAATCCGTTTTTATTCCATGCAATAAACGATCATTTCTGTCATCAAAGGGTTTTGCCGGAAAACCGGTGACCATATATTATTATTTTAGGAGGAAATGAAAATGGGTTACGACAATCTGAAACTGGAAAAGGGCATGTACCGGCAGGAGGGCATGAGCTTTACCCAGGTGCTGGAGTCCCTGGACCCCAGCGAAAACTATCGCGGTACGGCTCTGGAGGGCACGGATGCCTTTCAGCGGCAGCTGAAACGGTTCGGCATCCGCGCCAAGGGTGCCGGTTCTTCTCCTGTGGAGAAGTTTTTCCGCACCATGGACAGCGCTGTGCTGTTCCCCGAGTACATCGCAAGAACCGTCCGCCAGGGCATGGAGGAAAATGACATCCTGCCTGCCATCACCGCCACCACCACGGTGATCGACTCTATGGACTACCGCTCCATCTATTCCAATCCCACCGATGCGGACAAGGAACTGAAGGATGTGGAGGAGGGCGCTGCCATCCCTGAGACTGAGGTCAAGACCAAGGAGCATCTGGTGAGCCTGACCAAGCGGGGGCGTATGCTGGTGGCTTCCTACGAGGCGATCCGCTTCCAGAAGCTGGATCTGTTCAGCGTTATGCTCCGCCAGATCGGCGCGCATATCCAAAAACAGCAGCTGGCAGATGCTGTGAATGTGCTGATTAACGGCGACGGCAATGAAAATGCTGCCGTTCAGTACACCGTGGGCAGTGATCCCATCTCCGGCACTTCCGGCTCTCTGGGCTACGATCAGCTGGTGGAGTTCTGGGGTCAGTTTGATCCTTACACCATGAACACCATCCTCTGCTCCACCGGCACGATGACAAAGCTGCTGAAGATTCCCGAGCTGCAGAATCCCATGACCGGTCTGAACTTCCAGGGCACCGGCAAGGTGGGCACTCCTCTGGGCGCTGCGCTGCACCGTACCGGCGCTGTTGCTGACGGTGTGATCATCGGTCTGGACAACCGCTATGCGCTGGAGCTGGTCAGAGCCGGCGATGTGCTGGTAGAGTATGATAAGCTCATCGACCGTCAGCTGGAGCGGGCAGCCATTACCTCTATCTCCGGCTTTGGCAAGATCTGCGACGGTGCTGCCGCGGTGCTGAATGTATGAATTTGACGGATCAGATCTATGCCCAGACCCTGCTGCTGATCCGGGACCTGGAGAAAAAGGAGCTTCCCATGCTGAAATTGCTTTGCCGCAGCGCAGAGGTGTCGCTGAGGGCAAAGCTTCGGGAGGGGATCCGGGCAGAGGATTGTAAGGCGGATTTCGTTGCGGCAGCCAGCTTATATGCCCTTGCAGCGGTGACGGAGCTGGATGGAACGGAAACCCCTGAGGGGATCGCTGCCGCCGATGTGACGGCAAGACGAAAAAGCGGCGATGCGGCAAGCTGCTGCCTGCGGTATCAGGCAGAACTGCTGATGACCCCATATCTGAAGGACGATTTCGTGCTTCTTAGCGTATAAATCTAAAAAAGGCGACTCGGCATGCCGAGTCGCCTTCCTTTATTTTTGCTCTTTCAGCAGGTCTGCAATGGTGATGCCCTCGAAGAAATCGTCGATCATAGCATCCAGCTTGTCCCACATGGGCTTGGTTTGGCAGCAGGTGGAGCGGGAGCAGGCTGCCGGACCCTGACTTGTGCAGGAGACGGCTGCCAGAGAGCCCTCCGTCAGCTTGAGGATACTGCCGATGGTGTAGCCTTCCGGTGGGCGGTTCAGACGATAGCCGCCGCCCTTGCCGTGGACGGCATCCACGAAGCCGGCCTTGGAAAGTACCGTCATAATGGATTCCAGATACTTCTGAGACATCTCTTCCGATTCCGCGATCTCTTTCAGGGGAACAAATTCTTCCCGGCTCCGCTGAGCGAGGCAGACCATGACCCGCAAAGCGTACCGCCCTTTGGTCGATACGATCATAGCTTATGCGTGGCAGTGACCGCAGTTTTCGCAGTCGGGGAAGAGTTTGTGGTCGTAAGCAATGCCGTTGCGGTCAAAATAGTCCTTCAGCGCCTTCTTGATGGCTTCCTCTGCCAGAACGGAGCAGTGGAGCTTGGGAGCGGGCAGACCGTTCAGGGCTTCCACAACCTCCCGGTTGGTCAGGTTCATAGCGTAGGAGAGGGACTTTCCCTTGATCATCTCGGTAGCCATGGAGGAGGAAGCGATAGCGCTGCCGCAGCCGAAGGTCTCGAATTTGGCATCCACCACGGTGTCATTTTCGATCTTCAGATAGATCTTCATAATATCGCCGCACTTGGCGTTGCCCACTTCACCGATGCCGTCGGCATCCTCGATGATGCCCACATTCCGGGGGTTCATAAAATGATCCATAACGATCTCGCTGTAAAGTGCCATAATAGTTATCTCCTTATCGTGGTTGGTATTGTGGGATAGGAGCAAGCCCCTGCCCTACAAAAATATTATAAAATATATTCTCGCTTGCCGGTTTGCAGATCCCGCCAGACGGGGGACATATTCCGCAGATACTGGACCACCTCAGGGACGACCTTGAGGATGTGGTCTACTTCCTCTTCGGTATTATACTCGCACAAAGACAGCCGCAGGGAGCCATGGGCCACATCGTGGACTCTGCCGATGGCCAGAAGCACATGGCTGGGATCCAGACTGCCGGAGGTGCAGGCTGAGCCGGAGGAGGCACACACGCCCTTCATATCCAGAAGAAGCAGCAGGGACTCGCCTTCGATGCCCTCGAAGCAGAAGCTTACATTGCCGGGCAGCCGGTTGACCGGGTCGCCATTCAGAGCGCAATGGGGAATTTTGGAAAGACCGGCGATGAGCTTGTCCCGCAGAGCGGTGACCTTGGCGGCGTTGCGATCGATATTGGC